GGAATTACTGGTGACACTGGAATAACAGGAACAAGTGGCCCCACTGGTTTTACTGGATGTACTGGATCGATTGGAGTGACCGGAAACACTGGTTTTACTGGTACAAGTGGTCCCACTGGTTTCACGGGAGATACTGGAATGACTGGACTCACTGGAATCACAGGAACAAGTGGTCCCACTGGTTTTACTGGAATAACTGGTGACACTGGAATGACTGGACTCACTGGAATCACAGGAACAAGTGGTCCCACTGGTTTTACTGGATGTACTGGAACAATCGGAATGACTGGAAACACTGGATTCACAGGCACTAGTGGACCTACCGGATTTACAGGATCGACCGGAGAAACTGGTCTCACTGGAATAACAGGAACAAGTGGTCCAACTGGTTTTACCGGATCAACTGGAATAACTGGAGACACCGGACTCACGGGAATCACAGGAACAAGTGGACCCACAGGATTTACTGGATCGACTGGAATTACCGGCGACACTGGAATCACTGGAATCACTGGAACAAGTGGACCCACTGGCTTTACTGGATCGACTGGAATAACCGGGATAACCGGAACTACAGGTGTCACAGGAACAAGTGGTCCCACCGGTTTCACTGGAACGACAGGTAGAACAGGGCCAACCGGACATACTGGATTTACTGGACATACGGGGTTTACAGGTCCGACAGGTATTAGTGGATTGACGGGAGCACTGGGACCCGCATTATTTACACTTTATCCAAGAACGGGAACATCGAGTTTAAATCTCAGAACACCTACATCAAATTCAATATTGAAAGTTGTATCGGATAGTATTGATTCTTATATGTTAACAAAAGAGGCATACCAGATATGTTATTTGACATTTTCACTTTCAGGAACAAATCCGGCACCATCACGTATAGGATTATCACTAGATGGAAGTGGTAGTTTTCCGAATTACGGATTTTTATTCAATTTCCAATATTTATCATCGCCAACGTTCAGAATATGTATATCGAGTACAGGATCAACTTATGCCGGAACTTTTTCTTATACTCTTACTGACGTATTTACTATCGTAGAAACTTCCACATCCATCGATTTCTATAAAAACGGGACTTTGATTATACCGCAGGGATCGGTTGCAAATGCGTTCAGTGGAAGTCCTTATTATGCATTTTTTACATTATTTGATAATGGGGATGGTATTTCGAATATCGCTTTTGCCCCATTATTGAATGGTACAACTGGATTTACTGGAACAACAGGTCCCACAGGAATTATGGGTATCACGGGACCAACTGGTCAAAGTTTATCTTTAACGGGTCCTGGAACCGGATCGGTTCTTGTAGTGAATCCAAGTTCACTTAGTAATCCTATGTATTCTAGTTTAATGACGATCGATAATGGTCAAATCAATATTACAGGGAATGTGATTCCCACATCTTCGAATACATATACTCTAGGTGTAACCGGTGCGAGATGGAAAGATTTATTTGTTGGTCCTGGAACGATCAATATCCAAGGGCCCGGGGCATCATTCGCTACATTGGGTTCAGATAACCAAGGAATTGCTTATACGGAACAAGGTTTCGCGAGTCCGTTCGTTACCATTGGTCCTGCCGCTTTAACTCCTCAAGCAACGGGTGGTTGGAAAATTGCACCCACCGGAACATACGGAACATCTACCTATGATTTGATTACGACTCAAGTGAATCCGACAACCGGATTATTAGAAGGCCCTTCTTATTCTTTGACGAAGGGGGTTACAGGTGCTACTGGATTTGGAGTAACTGGACCAACAGGTATAATGGGTATAACAGGACTCACCGGTAAAACTGGACCCACTGGACATATCGGAGAAACTGGAAAAACAGGAATAACTGGAGCTACTGGACCTGCAGGAACATTTTCGGGGTTTTATAGCCAGGGAACATCTATCACATTAACATCAAATGTCGATAATTATGTATTATCGGATACGAATACGGCTTATGTGATTACAAGTGCAAGCACCGGTGCTTACAATATTTATGGTTTCGCGGGTGGTGCGGTGGGTCGTTATATTATCATTGTAAACGATTCTACCCATACTCAAACGTTTCATAATGAACAAAGTTCGTCTACTGATATTAATCGTTTCTATATGTCTGGACCAGATGGTGGAACTAGAAACGTTTCTGCCGGAGGATCAATTTCTTTTGTGTATTTATCCGGATTAACATTGAACGGAACGGTAGCTTCAACAAGTAGATGGGTTGTAGTAGCAACATCTTAGGTTTGATTTAGTTTTGTAATAATTTTAAAATATTACAAAATATTATTGGGCTATTTGATAAAAATAATCATCGTTGAATTTTACCGCGTTTTTAATTGATCGACTCATTTTTGCTGGAGACATTCCTTCACTTGACGCAGCTTTTGCGATTGTTTCCCACTTTCCCAAAAGAACATTCGTTTTTATTTCGCGTTTTTCAACGGATTTTCCGGTGGATGATGTGGTCTTATGTTTATATTCTTCCGATTTTAATGAAACGCCATAATAACCCTCATTTGATCCTTTATCCGTCCAAACGGTTGCCTTGATAACATATTCACAATCATTCAAATATTTTTTTAGATCCGCCATATCGTTTTCAGATACATCTTTGTTAACGCTCTTTTTCCATCTCTGATATTCTTCCAGTAATGTAGAATTCAACATTTTACCGCACGGTGAAAAATGACATACTTGAAATAAAAACGTTTCCGCGTCATTATCGGAATGTTTCTTCTTATAAGTCAAATCCTTCAGTTTCACTCCGATGTATCCATGAACCAGTTGATCTTTCGTTTGATTCGAAATCCTGGAGGGCTTGAATCGAGTATCCAAATAATTCTTTAATGCATGGAAGGTTTCCTTCTTAGGTTTGGTTTTGCTCCATATGCGGAATTGTCCCTCCATTACAGTGGAAGATTCTTCGACATCCGATCTCACAATACACATTGTATCAATAAATTCCGCGAATTTCTTGGTGTTTTCATCTTCGGGTAATAATATGTTTGAATATACCGATTGATCTTCTTTTCTCGCAAGTTCCAAGGCGGCTTTTTGTAAATTAATGGTTTCCTTGAGTTCATTTATTTCGAGGGTCTGTTTTGTAATGGTTTTCAAATAGTTATCGATTTGTTCTTGGAGTTCTTTATTTGCCATTAGAAAGTTATCATTCTCCTTCATGATTCGATTGAAATTGTCTATACTATATGTTTTTGAATGAATAATATCTTTGATGTATTTGGTTAGCTTTTCGATCGTAAAATTGGTTGCATCATAGGCTACAATTTCGGTCTTTGTTTTTTCGTTAATATTTATTGTGCGAATTTGTCGCTTTATTTTGGGGTAAGCTTTGATGAGATTTTCGATTTCCACCTTATTTTGGACTCGGAAGGCGGCTGTTAAAATGAAATTATCGTATTGTTTTCGATGATCTCTTACTCTTGTAGCGAGATCATTGGTATGTCCGAATTTGATGAGATTTTCTTTTGCATGATTGGTATTATCTATGGTTCCAAAATAGATACATTCCGTATTCAATGGGAATTGAGTTATTGTTGCTTGTTCAATCGCTCGTTGTTTTTCTTTTTTAAGTTTGGTTTTTTCTTGTTCCGTGGTATTCTTTATTTCCAAGATTACATTTTCTTTTTCTTCCAACTGGAGTCTTAATTCGTCAGTTTCTTCTTCTACGATTTGATGGAGGGTTTCTTCCATTTTCATGTAATACTCATGAATTTCCGATGCTTTTTTGGTTTGTGCTTTCAGACATAATGATTTGAAACATTTAATGGTTAGCATAATTATTTGCTTATTATGACCTCCCCATTTCTCTTCTTGTTTTACAATATTAGTTGGAGGTGAATCTATTTCAGAAACAGATTCTCCCATTTGAGAAGATATGTTTTTATAATCTATATCAAATTTGAATTGTTTTTCCAATAATCTTTTTGCATCTATTTTTTGAGTAAATCCCAACCACTTCCATATATTATCCAAATCAACTACAAAATCTATGTTTTTGTCATAGTTTAAATAACAATAAAAACTACTTACAAACAATTGTTGTTCAAAGCCGGTAAACGTTTCTTTGATTTTTAACAAAAATCTATTATTGTAAGGTTTTGAAAGTTTTGCGATGGGGTTTTTTTCAATAAGATCGACGATATTTAATTCGTTCATCTTATTATACTTTTTATATCAAATTTTTCTTTAAATACTTTTGGGCTTAATTGTTATATTTAAAAACAAGATTTTTAAAAAGAAGAATGATTATCGCTTTTATTTCTAACAAACGGTTAATCTTGCTTTGGGATATCCCAAAGCAAGATTTCTTACCATAATGCTAAGAACAAAATTTGAAAACATTTACATTTACCATTTCCCCGTCGTCTTCTTCACATTGATCGCCGGGCCACCCCTCTTTTTCCCTTTACTCGGATCATAAGCCTCATCTTCATCATCCGAACCCATTCCTTTCGATATATCCCAGAACTCTTTCGAACCCAACTTGAAATCGGGTCGCGTTTCGGCCTTGTACCAAAAGATTTGATCATATAATTTATTCGATTTCGCATTATTGTTTATGACCAAACATTCGAAATTTTCCGTGGTTTGATCCATTACCGAGCTAAATGACTCGAGAGTCGGAAACATGGATGCATAATTCTCCCAAATGCGTTTCCGATTTGTCAGGTAAGGTTCTCGTAAAATAAAAACATAATCTATGTTGGTTCTCAGGTTGGGAGGAATGCCCAAAGGATATTGCATTGTGATGATAAGCATGATCTTCCAGTGACGACCGTTCATAAATAAAAGTCGCATCATTTTATCGCGAGTCCATGTTTGGTCATACAGACAATCATCTAAAATCACGAAAGCTCGAGGATCGATTGTTGTCCGCCGGTAAGACTCGATCTCTTTATTCATCTGTTTTAACACGACTTTCTGACGTCTCAAAACGTTTTCGATCAAAACCGTATTATATTCCTCATGAATGAAGAGTTTAGGAACATGGGATGCATAAAAACCGTTTCCGGCTTCTGTCCCTGAAATGACGGTTCCGATGGGGATATCTTGGTGATGGTATAGGAGGTCACGAACTAAGAAAGACTTACCTGTATCACGGCGTCCAATCATGACAATAACAGGGCCTTTGTTTTCATCGGGCTTAAATGTGATCCATCTCATATCGAATTTCTTTAGCTCGAGTGTCATTTTATGAAATGTATTAGGGTATTGGAATATTTTTTTTCTTAGACATAAACACACTAAAAGCAGTGAACTAAAGTTTTCCGAATCAGATTCTATGATTCCAGTCTTAAGATACCTCTTATTCAATTAAGACAAAAGGAGGGGGTGCGGGGTCTGGAATCAGCGAAGCTGATTCTGATGACCTTGGTTCCCCTGCAAAGGAGGGATCGAAAGGCTTGAATTCGCGAAGCGAATTCTGAAGACCTTGGTTCCCTTTCTTCGGCAAAAATAGTGTTTTTTATTCTGAATTACCTTATAATCTATGTCTCCTAAACCATCGAAAACCAAGACATCGGAAAAACCGTTTCAAATTCATTATTGTAAATATAGTACGACTGATCCAAAAGTTCCTAGACCGATCGATTTAGAGAATCTAAAATCAACAGTTGAAGTGGATCCCAAAAATTCATACAATCCCTTCGATATTTCCAAGATCCAGCTTTATAATCCCATCAATAAACTCTTTTTCGAAATGAAAGAGTCGATGGCCGATCGTGTCGGATTGAATCATCCTTATCATATGACCGATTTAGAGCATGTTTTCGACGTTTCAAATCAAAAAGTTGTAGAAAAGCCCGTTTTCATCAAATATTCACCTCTCTTGGACCCCGTGAGATATATGATCGGAAAATATGAATCGAATCGTCATCTTTTGAATGAATTGCCTACTATAGGATCAACCGACCTAACATGTATACCCAAAATCGCATCTTATAATAATGCCTCTTATATCGACTGTTTTTTCAGCTATTTGACATCAAGCCTGTTACATCACCATGGATTTTTACATGGTCTCGATTTTTATGGTACCTATTTAGGCATTCAAAAACAGTTTCGATTTTGTGCTACAGATGATATCGATTATTTAAGGAATTC